CATAAAATCATGATATATTTTTTCTGTTGCTTTTCGCATACCATGCTTTTATTGTTTGCAGGCTTTTCGCTTGTTGCTTTCAGGATATCCCCGGCGGGACCGGTACCGGTCCCGCCGGGGATATCCTGGTTTTGACCCCGGAGGCGCCGTAACCCCCTTCCGCACCCAAAAATCAAAAAAGGTGTTGACAGAATCATAAAAACATGATAGGATAAGTCAACACAAAGGAGGAATGAGTATGACAGTACATGAAGTGGCAAAGCAGGTTATGAAAGATCGTGGTTATTCGCAGGGTGAAGTTGCGAAGCGTGCGGGGATGAAAGGTCAGAGCGCGGTTGGCATGTGGTTGCAAGGAAAGAGTATGCGTGTAGACAATCTTGTAAAACTGATGACCGCGTGCGGATACGAAGTGATTGTGCGGGATGCGACGGGCAATGGTGCGACGTACAGGATCAGCAACGAGGAAGGCGCAGACGAAGTAAAGGACGAACGAGTCAGCGACGACGTACCGGACTCGTTACGGGAGGTTGTGCGGGAGTGTATTCGTGAAGAGTTGGCAAAGATGGGAACGGATGCCCCCACCCCGGTCTGACATTCACGACCATTCCGGAAAAAGTCGATTCCGAAAATCGCGAAAAAAACAAAAAAGGGTGATATAGTATGCTGACGTTACTGATAACGATTGTGATCGGAATTGCGACGTATGCGGCCGGGTGCAACGGCGAGTGGGGCAGTGTTGCGATTGGCGTACTGATTATCCTGGGCGCGTGGTTTATGAAGATGGTAGCGCTGATGGATGACAAGGCATGGTTGCACCGGACGGAGTACTGGGCGATGAGCGGAAAGGATCGGGCAAAAGCAAGGCACCGGTGGGAACGCGAAGCACGGGAAGAGGAGGAACGTGAGCGTGCAAAACGTGCAGAGTCTGCACGAAGATTGCGAGAGCGGCGTGAAGCGAAGACTGAGAGAATTGCGGATAAGGCTGCTGCGAAGATGAAACACGAGCAGAGTCACGAAGAGCGGATGAATGAGTTGCTGGAGAAGCAGCGGGCGTATAAAAGACGTGCATATGGAGAACGGGAGTACCGGATACTTACGTTTGTATGCCACTACTGCGGACGGGAAGTAAATGTCAGCGAAGGCGTAACCGGGTACGGTGCGGACGGACTGTTATGGTACGTATGTCCGAAGTGCGGACGGGAGAATCAGACCAAACTGGGCATGAGAGCATAGAGATGCATACATAGGAGACGCATGATTGCGGGAACGGACTGAGAGGTCTGTTCCCGCTTTTTGATGGGAGGAAAGTGCATGAGCGAACTGATTGCGAGGATCCGTAGGCACATTGATGGCCGACCTTGTGACGTAGGTGCGTGGTGCGACCTGGTGGATGCGTATGACAATGAGATTAAGAGTGGGAAGGCAGAATTGCACGCAGAGAACAAAGCGGTTCGTGCAGAACTGAGTAACCGGATGCGAATTGTGCGGGAGAGTGGCGGAACGAGTCTGGACATGAAGCGACTGAACGATGCGTACTGGCACAGTGCGCTGGTGGATGCGCCGGTGGATTTTGACGCATATTGTTTGTACATTGAAAAGAACAGGGACCAGCGGAAACGATTTTACGCGCCGAGACGGAAGCAACTGTTGCGGGTGGTAAACAGCGTACAACGAATGCTGGATGACGAACTGGATATTCTGGGGATTTCCCTGCCGCCGGGTGTTGGGAAGAGTACGCTGGCGATCTTTCTGCTGACGTGGGTAGCTGGGCGGTGGCCGGAGGAACCGAACCTGACCGGCAGTCACAGTAACGCATTTGTACGTGGGGTATATGATGAGTGCCTGAGAATTTTTGACAAGGACGGGGAGTACCTGTGGCATGATGTGTTTCCGGAGACCGGGGTCAGCAGCACAAACGCGAAGGACTACCGGATTGATTTAGGAAAGCGGAAGCGGTTTGAGACGCTGGAGTTCACAAGTATCGGAAGCGGGAACGCCGGTTTGTACCGAGCCGGGAGACTGTTGTACTGTGACGACCTGGTGAGCGGGTTAGAAGTTGCGCTGAGTAAGGACCGACTGGATAAGTTATGGGAGACGTACACAACGGACCTGAGACAACGGAAAATCGGCGATCACTGTAAGGAACTGCATATTGCAACGCGGTGGAGCGTGAACGACGTTATTGGCAGACTGGAGCGGCAGTACGAAGGCAGTGAGCGTGCGGAGTTTATAGCGGTGCCGGCATTGGACGAGAACGACGAGAGCAATTTTGAGTATCTGTACGGGGTAGGGTTTTCCACGTCGTTTTATCGGGAGCAACGGGATGTCATGTCGGACACGGAGTGGCGGGCGTTGTACATGAACCAGCCGATTGAAAGGGAAGGGTTACTGTACCATCCGGACGAGTTGAGAAGGTATTTTGAGTTACCGGAGAGAGAGCCTGACGCGATATTGTGCGTGTGCGACACGAAAGACAGGGGTTCAGACTACTGTTCGATGCCGATCGCGTATCAGTACGGGCAGGATTACTACATAGAAGACGTGGTGTTTAATAATGCGAACCCGGAGGTCGTGGAAGCGGAGATCATCAGCAAACTGTTGCAGCATAAAGTACACATGGGGAGGTTTGAGAGCAACAGTGCGGGCGGAAGAGTAGCACAAAGCGTCCAGGAAGAGGTCAAGAGACGGGGCGGAAGGACGAAGATTACAACGAAGTACACGACGCAGAATAAAGAGACAAAGATTATTATGGCGAGTCCGTACGTGAAAGAGCATATGTTGTTCAAGGATCCGAGCGTAGTGAAGGATAAGGAGTACCGGAGTTTTCTGAACAATGTATGCAGTTGGACAATGAACGGAAAAGCGAAGCACGACGACGGACCTGACAGTCTGGCAATGCTGGCGGACTATGCGCAGTCATTTGGCGCAGGGCAGGTGCTGGTGTTTGCACGGCCGTTCTGAATTATAACGAAATTTGCACTAAATATTACAAAACATGTTGACATAAGCACAATATGTGGTATATTTATATCTGAAGGATACTATCCTGCTTTCTTTTCGACCGATTAAACAGGTCCGGAAAGCACCTGCTCACAGCAGGATAGTAGAGAGACGCTGAATTGCGAGGAATCGTTGATTCAGCGTCTTTTTCTTTAGACATGAAGGGAGGAATCCGAAGTGGCGAAAAGCCTGGAGGTCTACGACGTAACCACGACTGACGCGGCCTTTGATCCGGATTTCTCACATACGCTGCACGGCCGTCGGCAGATTTTTACCGGCGAGAAGGAAATCACCCGGGCGAACGTGATTGATGTGCTTCAGAAAGCACTGAGCGTACATGATCTGAATCGGCGGGAGATTATTTATCTCCAGAAGTACGAGCGCGGTGTGCAGCCGATCCTGGAGCGGACGAAGACGTACCACGACGAGATCAATAACAAGATCGTGGTCAATATCGCTTCGGAAATTACCACGTTCAAGGAATCCGAATTTGCCGGGGAACCGATCATGTACGTAAGCCGCCGCGGAAATAACGGCGTGGACGACGATAACCGCAAGATTCCGGAAAAGGTCGCGAAAGTGAACGACATGATGCTTGCGGAAGGCAAGCAGACGCTGGACCTGGAACTGGCGCACAAGATGTTTATCAACGGCGTGGCCTACAGGCTTACGTACCATGATCCGGAACAGAAAACGGACTATCTGGACGAAGCACCGTTTGAGATTGCGGTACCGGACGTGGAGAACACGTTTGTGGTGCGGTACAACGATGCCAAGAAACGTGTTGTCATGGGCGTGACGTATGTGTACCGGGATCCGCCGATGAACGCGGTGGAGTACACGGTATACACGCCGGACGTGACCTACACGATTGAAGGACTGCCGTATGTGGCAGGGACGGACAGCGGACTGAAGATCACGAACGAAGTGCGGCATAACTTCGGAATGGTAACGCTGATTGAGTATCCGTGCAATCCGGACTACATGGGCGCGTTTGAAGTCGTGATCGACTTGCTCAATGCTGTTTCATTGACGCTTTCAAATCAGGAAGACGGCATCGAACAGTTCATCCAGGCACTGATGGTGTTCGACGGCGTGGATATTTCCCGGGATGATTTCCTGGAACTGAAGGATCTCGGCGCGATCAAACTTCCGGCAACGCCGGCCGGTCAGGGAAGCAGCGGAAAGAAACTGTATTACCTGAACGAGCAGCTGGACCAGAGCCAGACGAACAGTCTGGTGAACTCCATGAAGCAGATCATTCTGGAGATCGTCGGAATGCCCGGGCAGGGGAACGCCAGTACTGGCGACAGCAGCAACAACGGCGCGGTCATCATGCGGAACGGTTGGTGGCATGCGGAAGGCCGTGCGCTTCAGACACAGAACATGTGGAAGAAAGCGGAGACGGAGTTTCTGAAGGTTGTGCTGAAGATCTGCAACGATACAAACACGCTGACAGGACTGAAGATTTCCGATCTGGAACCGCGGTTCTGGAGGCAGAGTTACGAGGATCTGCTTGTTAAGACACAGAGTTTCAGCACACTGCGGACGGCGGGTATGCCCGCAATCCAGGCATTCAAGTTCAGCCATCTGAGCCGCGATCCGGAAAGCGACGCAATTGTGTACGACGATTACCAACAGATGCTGGCGGACGAACTGGACAGGATGAACGGCGTCGGAACAGAAGAA